GGCCCGCAGGATCGCGCCGCCTGGCAGCAGCTTCTCGCCACCGCGCCGCGCAGCACCGACAGCGTGGGCCGCGCGACCATTCAGGTCTGCACAGCCAGCGACGGGCGCGGGATCTTCGCCACGGTGGACTACGCCACATGGCAGACCGAGAAGGAGGAGGGCTGATGCCCTCCGAGCGCCGCTGGATGATCCTGGCGCAGGATGGCCGGCACGTGACCATGGGGCGCGCCGCACCACCGAGCGAGGCAGAAGTCGAAGCCGCCGCTGCGGCCCTCGCCGCAGAAGGCCTAGCCGGCTGGCTCGCCACGCTCGATGGCAACTACTGGTCGCGCCGCCGCGTGGCCCTCGCCGCGGTGCAGATGCTCGGCGACGGCGCCACGCTGGATTGGTCCGCTGCCATCACCGCCTTTGAAGCCGCCCGCCAGCGCGCCCTTCGTCCCCTCTGACAAGGCCGGCATCGCCATCACGTGCGGCGGGAGGTCGCCGCCATGCCGGAACTGACCGCCTCCACGCGCGAGGCCGGCCGCATTGCCCGCGAGCCGGACGGCCAATGGGACATCGACAAGACCCGCCGCCGCCTCGCGGAGACCGCCGATCCTGTCCGCTCGCCGCTGGCCAGCGGTGCGGGCGCGGAGGGCACGCCATTCGCGCGGCTGAAGGTCGCGCAGCTCGCGCTGAAGGTGGAGGCGCAGCGCCTCTCGCTGGACGAGACCAAGCGCCGCCTGCTCGATGTCACTGAGGCCAACGCCGCGCTCGACGAGATCGGCAGCACGATGCGCGATGCGCTGCTGAACTGGCCGGCCCGCGTGTCAGGCCTGATCGCCGCCGAGATCAGCGTCGACCCGCACCTGCTGCAGACGATCCTGCAGAGCCACATCAACGACCTGCTGACGGAGGCGGCCGATCGCTTCGATCCAGCAGGCCTCGGAGGGGATCGGTCTCCGCAGCCGTGAGCATGTGCGCCGCCGCGTGGGCGCGATGCTGCGCCCGCCGCCGCAGCTCACCGTGTCGGAATGGGCCGAGCGGCACCGCATGCTCGGCAGCCGTGCCTCGGCCGAGCCAGGGCCGTGGCGCACCAGCCGCACGCCCTACCTGAAGGACGTGATGGACGCGCTCTCGGCGGTGCATCCCGCCCGTCGCGTCGTGTTCATGAAGGGCGCGCAGGTCGGCGCCACGGAAAGTGGGAACTGCTGGCTTGGCTACATCATGCACCATGTGCCGGCACCCGTGCTGGCGGTGCAGCCGACCGTGGAACTGGCCAAGCGCTTCTCGCGCCAGCGCATCGACCCACTGCTGGAGGAAACGCCGGCGCTGCGGGAGCGTGTGGCGCCGGCCCGTGCGCGCGACAGCGGCAACACCATGCTGTCGAAGGAATTCCCGGGCGGGATCCTGGTGCTGACGGGCGCGAACAGCGCGGTCGGGCTGCGCTCGATGACGGCACGGTTCCTGTTCCTTGACGAGGTGGACGCCTATCCCGGTGATGTCGCCGGTGAGGGTGATCCGATTGCGCTCGCCGAGGCCCGCGCCCGCACCTTCGGCTGGCGGCGCAAGGCCTTCCTGGTCTCGACGCCCACCATCGCCGGCCGCAGCCGCATCGAACGGGAATACCTCGCCTCCGATCAGCGGCGCTTCTTTGTGCCGTGCACTGCCTGCGGCGAGATGCAGTGGCTGCGCTTCGAGCGGCTGCTCTGGGAGAAGGGTGCGCCGGAGACAGCGCGGTATCACTGCACCGCCTGCGACCACCCGATGCAGGAGCATGACAAGACTGCCCTGCTTGGCGGCGGGGAATGGCGCGCGACGGCCGAGGGCCAGGATCCGCACACGATCGGCTTCCACATCTCGGCGCTGTACTCGCCGGTGGGCTGGCTGTCCTGGGAGCAGATCGCCCGCGACTGGGAGGCAGCCCAGGGCAAGCCCGAGGACATCAAGACGTTTCGGAACACCGTCCTGGGCGAGACCTGGCAGGAGCAGGGCGAGGCGCCCGATTGGGAGCGGCTGGTCGAGCGCCGCGAGGATTTCGCCATGGGCGTGGTGCCCGTGGGCGCGCTGGTGCTCACCGCCGGCGTGGACGTCCAGGACGACCGCCTGGAATGCGACGTCTGGGGATGGGCGGAGGGCTTCTCCTCCTGGCTGGTCGACCATGTGGCGATCCCCGGCAGCCCAAGGGATCGCGAGCCCTGGGACGAGTTGGCCCGGGTGCTGGCACGCGACTGGCCGCGCGAAAGGGATAGCAAAGGTGGTGGCGGCGCGATGCGCATCGCCCGCCTCTGCGTGGACACCGGCGGCCGGGACACCGCGGCCGTCTATGGCCACCTCCGCCGCCTGCGGGATCCGCGCATCGCGCCCACCAAGGGCATCGACGGCTGGAACCGAGCGCAACCCGTGCAGGGCCCGACGCCGGTGGATGCGCTGGTCAACGGCCAGAAGCTGCGGCGCGGCCTGAAACTCTGGACCGTCTCGGTCTCGACCTGGAAGGCCGATCTCTATCGCCGGCTCTGGTTGGGCCGCGGCGACGCAGAGGAGCTGCCACTCGGCTGGGTGCATCTGCCGCGGGCGGTCGAGGTGGAGTGGGTCAAGCAACTGGTCGCGGAGCAGTTGCGCACGACGAAGGACCGGCGCGGCTTTGCCCGGCAGGAATGGGCCAAGCTGCGGGACCGCAATGAGGCGCTGGACTGCGCGGTGCTGGCCCGAGCCGCGCTGTGGCTGCTCGGCGCGGATCGCTACGGCGAACAATTCTGGGCACGGCTGCGGGATGAGGCGGCGGACGCGCCGCTGCGGCCGAGCGAACTTCCCGCCGCTGGGAATGTCGCTCCCCCATCGCCGGCGTCGCAGGCCGCAGCGGTGCCGCCATCCGACAGCCAGCGCCCACGGGGCTGGCTGGCACCGCGCAGCAACTGGCTTCGCTGAAGGGAGTACGACCATGGAGCCGACCGTCCTCGCCTGGGCGCTGGCGCAACCTGCCGGGACATGCGCCCGAGGGGTTCGAAGCCACCGAGCGGCGGGCCAGTGGGGGCTCGGCGATATTTCAGGCGACGCTTAACGAGAGAATTGAAGGGTTCCTGGATTCAGACGCTCGGCCATGCGATTTATCTGCCGGCAACGGAGCTCAGATGATGGCGGCACGAATTCGCGAGCGTGATCTTGTTATTCCCGCCCTCCGCGCAGCTGCAGCGCGGCCGAGCGGGACAATTACCACCAGTGATCTAATCGCTGAACTTACTGAGCACTTCGCGCCAGACGGGCAGGACGCCGAACTCCTTGAAGGCCGACACGACACCTATTTCAGCCAGAAGGTCCGCAATCTGGTCTCCCATCGCGACAGCAGCACAAGCATGTTCACGCGGGGCTACGCAACTTATTCCAAATCCGACGAGAGCATTACCATCACAGCGGCGGGCAGAGCCTTTCTTGATCAGGTTCCGGACGAGTAGCGCGCCTTGTAGCCCGGCTTGAACCACTTCATCTCTGTCGCGCCCGAGGTGCCCTTGTCCCATACGAACCACGCATACGCTGTTGTGCCCGACCCCTTCTGGACTGCTCCTGCTGGGTAGAAGGTGATTCGCTCGCTGAACACCCAGATGCGGGACGGTGGCGACTGACTGAAGATTGTGCGCTGCCGGTTGGCGCCTTCGAGAAAGGCCAAACGCAACAGGAGTGCGAATTTTCTAGTTGCGGCTTCGAGACCCGCCCGAACAAACCCTTCGGCTGCGTTGTAGGGGGGGTTGGTCACGATGTTGGCGGCACGCCGAGACGGCTTGAGGAAGTCTTCTCCGGGCTGCCCGTAGCCGCGGTCGTAGAGGTCCGAGCTGAACACCGGCGAACCCGTCTGCTTGAGCACCTCCGACATTGCCCCATTGCCACAGGCGCTCTCCCAGATTTCGCCCTCAAAGGCCTCGTTGTCGATGAGCGCATGGGTCGCCCAAGCGGGCGTGGGGAAGAAGTCGGGACCATCAAGGTCGGCGAACCGCTTCAGGGTCGGCTTGAACCCGCCGTTGAGGTTGTAGGTCGTGTCCATGAAAAAAATATATCAGAATCAGTAGGTTAAGCAAGTTTTTGTAAGTGATTCAAAAGACTCGGAAAATAGGCGGATCGCCTCTCGGGGCGGGCAGGATGTCGGTTGAAACCGGCAGACCCTTCGTAGAAATGCCATCCGGGATTGCGGTCAAGGTGGAGAATGACACCGCGGCCTATGTTGCGGTGGTAGCGCGGCGGATCGGCGTCGGGCAGGACGATGCGGTCGACCTGCATCGGCATGATCACCTCCGCCCGCTGGTCGAAGCCATTATCCACCATGAATGCGCCGGGCTCGCCTATCCGGCCGCGGTGGTCGACCGGGCGCTGACGCTCGCCGGGGTTCCGCCGGCCGCGCCGGTGATCCTGCCGCGCCCTTCCTGGACACCGTCACGGTCGCCGGCCAGGCGGTCGTGCCGGTCGACCTGATCAACATCGGCCATTGGCTGAGGCTGCTGCTCGGCGCGCCCACCACCACCGGCACCACCAACTTCATCCACACCTTCGCCTCGGGTGCCGCCGCGCTGCCGAGCAACGCGATGGAGATCGGCTATCCCGATGTGCCGTCCTTCGACGTGTGCACCGGCGTGCGCGCCGACACGCTGGAGATGGACTTCACGCCGACCGGCGCCGCGACGGCCACCTTCGGGCTGCTGGGCCAGGGCTCGGTGCGCACTGGCGCCACCTCCGGCGGCGCGCCGACCAGTGCGGCCTACACGGCCTTCAACAAGGCGCAGGGCAGCATCACCCGCAGCAGTGTGGCGCTGGCGCAGGTCACCGGCGCGCGGCTCACTTATGCCAACGGCATGGAGGCCGTGCGCACCATTCGCGCCGATCGCCGCGTGGAGGGCGTGGACCCCGGCATCGCGCGATGCACCGGCCAGATCACCGTCCGGTTCGAGAACACCACGCTCCTCGCCCAGGCGCAGGCTGGCACCTCGGCGGAGTTCGCGTTGGCCTTCACCATCGATGCCAACCGCAGTCTGACCATCACACTGCATGAGGTCTATCTGGCGCTAGCCAAGACCCCGATTGAGGGACCCGCCGGGGTGGAGGCCAGCTTCGATTTCCGGGCTGCGTTCAATGCGACGGCGACGCGGATGATGACGGCGGTGCTGCGGAACCAACAGGCGGCTGCCGAATATGCATGACGAGCGGAAAGCTGGCATCCGAAGTCAGCCTCGGGCGCGCACGATCCAACGTGCTAGCCTGTTTTCCAGGCCTTGAGCCATGCTGCTTCCAGCGCTTCCTTCGTGCAGTGAACGCGCTCCCCATAAAGCTGATCGTCCGCGAACGATCGCAAGACCCGCTGCTCCATGGCAAATGCTTGATTGGCCGATGCCCACTTCTGGGTCCACCCGCCACCCCACTTCTGCCCCAGAACTTCGTATGGGACATGCTTGTTCAGCTCGCCTAGCCGGTCCACCGGGTCATGGGCCCAGCCAATCTTCCACACGTTGGTCGTTCCGAACTGAAACGCGTAGGTGCAAGCTTCTCGCAGAGCATCGCGAATTACGCTTGTCGAGAATGACGACGGAACGGGTCCCATCGTGCCCCCAGGCCCGACCACTGCGGCAATGCGGTCTCTCTCGTCGCGTATGGCCTGGGTCTGTCCAACGTCCATTTCGTCGCGCGGAAGTGCGAGAATCCGCTCCTGCTCCTTTGCAGTCAGCAGCACCGCGTTGCTCATCGCAGACATAGGCAGCTGTCTACCGAGTACCTCTGTCATCTCGGGCAACGGAACATCGGTAAACCGCCAAGCGCGCGTGATGAGCACGGCGTGGGGCCACTTGATGTCACCATTTGGGCCCTTCTCGGCCTCTGAGAACGATACCGGTGGAAGTGCTTGTCGGCTGTGGAATTTGCTACGGCCAAACTCGGCGATCCCCAGCAGCTTCCCCCGCTCCAGTTCCTGCGTCTCAGGGCCCTTCGTGCCTACGAAGGCGATCGTATCGCCGGCTTCTGACTGTTCGATGAGCGCGTCTAGACTGCCGCGCATGCTGAATGCGACGATCGGCCAGTAGATCGGGTCGAAACCCCAGAAACGCTTGATGAACATCTTCATGAGGGAAAGTCGCCACCACCGCTTTTTTCGTGGCGACCAGCCATCTCGCGATGCCCGCACCTGATAGCAGAATACATCGGCTCTGAGCTGCATCAACAGGCTCTACGCAGCCCGGCATTCCCCAACTGCACTCCCCACGAGCGGCAGAAAATCGAAACACTCGGAGACCTTGCCATGCTCACCCTCGACCTCCCGGTCGAGCCGTACTGGCTCGACCTGCCGCGCGGCGTGCGCCTTGAGATCCGACCCGTGACGACCGCCGTCATGGCCGCCGCGCAGGCCGCCGCGGCGCGCCGGCTCGCCGCGATCCGCATCGCCGATCCCGGACTCGATCCCGACAAGTCGCGCGGCCTGTCCCTCGCCTTCCCGGGGAGTGGTTTTACTTATGGATTCGGTTGCGTAGATTTTCGTTCATTTGCGATATCCGACGCAAATCCGAATTTATACTTTTCATGTTAAAGAAACGACTCG